GAAACAGCTATAAGAATCGCATATTGTGGATTCCAACTCATATAGAAATAATAGCTGACTACCAATAACCATAAACACCTTAATCTCCTTGGAATAACAAACAAAATTCCTACAACAATAGGAAAAAATACTAAAAAATCAATGGAATTAAATAACATATATTTTTCTCCTGTTAGTACTTTTGAATCATATATACACACGATATAGTCTAAATGACTGTATTCATATGAACCAATTAAATTAATATCAAATCTTCTTTACTATGTCCAAAGATAAAGAAATATTCGTTTTAACTATATAACGAATATTCGGCATCCCTAATGCAAACAATAATGCAAATAACACAAATAACAATGCAAATTCTAACCAAAATGCCCAAAACGCTGCAGGGCAAAATAACAATGCAAATCAACCAAATAATAATTCTAATGGAATTGATTATAACAAGATCCAAGAAATGATAGATGGTAGAAATGCAAAAACAGAAGATAGTGTTTTAAAAAGCTATTTTCAAAAGCAAGGCTTAAGCCAAGAAGAAATAGAAAGTGCAATAAATACTTTCAAAACTCAAAAGGCTAATCAGGCCAATGCACAAAATAAAGAACTTACTGATACACAAGCATCTTTACAAAAAACACAATTAGAAAATCAAAGATTAAGAATAGAAAAGAAAGCGTACGATTTTGTTGATGAACTTAATGTTGATATTAAGACTATGCCATATTTATTAAAAATGGCCGATCTAAATAATTGTGCAGATAAGGATGGAAATGTATTAGAAGATACTTTAAAAACTGCACTACAAAAAGTTATTGATGATGTACCAGGATTAAAAAAACAAGTCCAAGGAACAATAGGAATAACAGTAGGTGCAGACACAAATAACGGAACAAACTCTAATAATGGAGTATTTGATTTCGGATTTACAGGTGTAAGATCTAAAAAACAAAATTAAACAAAATTAAAAGTAAAAAAGAAAGGAAGGCGAATTATTATGCCATTTGAAAAAACAGGATTAAATTATGCTAAAGAATATTCACAAGCTTTAGCACAAGCATATCCATATACATTATTCTTCGGTGCTTTATGGAATGCAACAAAACCAGATGTTAAATTTTTAAAAAATGATACAGTAATTCTACCAAGTTTATCAGTAAAAGGTAGAAAAAACGGAGATAGAGATTCAATAGGAAGCTTTGGAAGAAACTTCAATAATGATGAAGAACCAAAGAAATTGAAAACTCACAGAACTTGGGATACACTTATTCATCCAAGAGATATTGACGAGACAAATCATGTTGCAACAATTCAAAATATTACTAAAGTTATGAATGAGGAACAAAAATTCCCTGAAATGGATGCTGAAATGATTACAGCATTATATGCTTTAAAAAATGAAATCGAAGCAATTACAGAAGATGATGTTCTTACATTAGCAAATGTATTAACAAAATTTGATGCTATGATGGATAAGATGGATGAAAAGAGAGTTCCTGCAGCAGGAAGATTATTATATGCAGATACTCCTAAAAAAACTCTAATTGATACAGCAAAAGAAGCTGCTAGAAACTTGTCAGCACAAGATACAGCAGTTGCTAGATCATTAGACAGAATTGGAGAAGTTGAAGTAATTGGTGTTCCAAAATCTGCAATGAAATCTGCTTATAAATTTACTGATGATGGATTTGAAGTTGCTGAAAATGCAAAAGAAGTAAAAATGTTATTAGTACATACATCTGCAGTTATTCCAGTAATAGCATATGATTTTGCTCAATTAGGTGCTCCAAGTTCTTTATCACAAGGAAAATGGACATACTTTGAAGAGTCTTTTGAAGATGTATTCATCTACAATAAGAAGCACGATGCTATTCAATTCTATATTGAAAAAACTGCTTAAATTGGAGGTAAGATATGAGTAATTATGCAGATATTACTTATTATCAAAATACCTATAAAGGAACAGTAATTCCTGAAGATAAAATTGAAGAAAAATTAAAAGAAGCGAGTATGCATATTGATACTTTAACTTATAATCGTATAGTTGGAAGAGGTTTCAAAAATCTAACAAAATTCCAACAAGACATTATAAAAGAAGTTGTATGCAAACTTGCTGATTTTGAATATGAAAATGAGGACTTGATAAAGTCTGCATTATCTAGTTATGCAATAAATGGTGTATCAATGAACTTTGGAACAAGTTGGAATATTCAAGTTCAAAATGGCGTTGCGATACCAAAAGATTATTATTGTTTATTAAGTCAAACAGGATTAACTTGTAGAAATATGAGGTGTTGATATGGTATATCCAAAATTAGTAAGAAAAGAAAATTGTAAAACAGATATTCAAGTTGTTTTATATGGCGAAGGAACAACAGAAGATGGCGAACCAATAATTGCATTAGATGCTAAATTAAAATGCAATTACCAGGACAAAGCTAAAAGAGTATTAACTGCAGAGAAAGTAATAATTCAATTAACTGCAAAAGCATACTTTGTTGGAGACATTGCTCCTGATTTGGCAGTTATTTCTGGTGGCCAAGTTACTGTATTTGGAGAAACAAGATCAATTTATCAAGGAACAAAAGCGAGAAATCCTGATGGAACTGTTAATTTTACGGAATTGGAGATAATGTAATGAAAACTGTAACTTCAAAAATAAAATTAAATGCTCCTAAAATAAAACAATTAGATCGTGCAGCCATAACTTCACTTGAAAAGACTGTTAGTGCTTTGCATACTGAAGTGGTAAATGCACAAGTAATGCCATTTAAAAGTGGAAATATGCAGAATGACAATACATACGAAGATTATTCAAATAGCAAACAAGGAAAAGTAAGTTTAAATACTTCTACACCTTATGCTAGAAGAATGTATTTTCATCCTGAATATAATTTCTCGAAAGAGGAAAATCCAAACGCTAGAGGAAATTGGTATGAGCCTTGGACTACTGGAAAAGAAAAAGACTTTTGCAAGAAGGCATTTTCACAATTTTATAAAAAGGAGGCAGGTTTATAATGAATAAACTGTTAGGATTAGCAGATATAAGAGATTGGATAAAAACTTTAAATTATACTGCTTCAGAGAATTGTTATATAGGAAAATTAGATAATAAGAAAGACAAGTCTATTGGCGTATATCAATTAAAAACCAGCAATGAAACAAATGTTGCAATAGGTGGAATTGATAATACCAAAACCCTAGAAAAAGCAGTTAGTATTTTGATTCATTGGAATAAAAATGCTAAAGAAACTGAAGAAATTTCAAATAAGATTTATAATAAGTTTTTAGAATCAAAAGAATTTGTTATAAACGATATAAAAATAAATTATATAAGATTGCTTGTACCTGAAGCAATAGATGTTGGAACAGACGACAAAAACATCTATGAAAGGGTTATACAGGCAAGGAGGAATAACTTATGGCAACTGTAACAAGTGGAGTATATCCAGTATTTAATAATGTATTTAAAATAGGTACAAAAGGAAGATCATCTACAGCTGAAGATATGAAAACAATTGCAGATTGTGAGACATTTTCTTTGTCAATGGATAACAATGTAGAAGAGTGGACACCAATGACAACAGAAGGATGGATCAGAAGAATGCAAACAGGTAAAGGTTTCTCTATTAGCATTTCAGGAAAAAGAAATGTTGGAGATGATGGAAATGACTATGTTGCAAGTAAATTATTTTCAACAGGTCAAGCAGTAGAAACCAAATTTGAATGGGAATTTGCAGACGGAACAACAGTTAGTTTCGATTGTATTATTTCTGTATCAAACGCTGGTACTGGCGATAGTACAAATGTCGCACCTTTGGAATTTGAGGTTATGTCAGATGGAAAACCAACTGTAACACCAGCAGCTTAAAACGAGCCTCGGTAGATAACTACTGGGGCTATTTTTTTATATAAAAATTTAATGAATGGAGGAAAATAACATGGCTGAAATTGATATTAGTACAAAATTAGGAAAAGAGAAGGCAACAATAAAAGTTGCAGAAGGGAAAGTTTATGAGGTAAACACAAGTGCTGACACTTATTTATTAGTACAAGAGAAAATAAAAGACAAAGAATTTTCTATTGAAACAATGTATTCAATGATAGAAATGCTAATGGGAGAAAAAGCATTAAAAGAAATAAAAGAAATGAAACTTACGATTTCAGGATTGAAAGTAGTAGTA